GTGTATGTGGAGCTGGGTACAAGATACATGGAGCCCAGTTACTTCCTGATTGAAGCTTTCCACCTGAATTTTCCCAAATTGGAACAGGTTTTGAAGTGGGCTCTTGACGCGGCATTAAAAGCAGCGGGGACTGGAACGTGAGTTTTCAAGAGTTAAGCATAAATATTGTCGCCCAAGACCTGGCAAGCGCAGAGTTCAGTAAAGTCTCTTCTCAAGCTGCTCGCCTGGCTTCTGAAATTTCAGCTCAACATATGACGCTTCAAACAGAAAACTTGGCAAGTCCAGAGATTAACCGGGTTGCTGAAGATGCTGCCCACGTGAAAAGCGAAATTGAAGCTTCAACTATAACAATCTCCTTCGGACCTGTTGAGGTGCCGCCTATTCCGCCTATCGAAGTCCCGCCTATTGAGGCTCCAGTTATTCCGCCAATTGACCTTTCACCCGTCCATGAAGTTGGTGTCGCCTTCGGAGACGCAGGGGTTGCTGCTGTGGAGATGGGTGAAAACGTTAGGGCTTCAGCCTCTGGCTTCGTTGAAATGCAAACTCAAGCAGAAGCCACAACAGTAAGTCTCAGAACAGTAGCCACAACATTAACGAGCATGGCTGGATTCAGCACGTCGGTAATCAGTTTGGCCGGAGACTTAGGCTTAGTGGATAAGGAAAGCGCGAAATGGGCAAGAACAATGCTTTCCATAATAACAATAACATCTTCATGGATGCGCCTTAAATCTTATTTAACAGCTATCACAACCGGGCATACGGCTGCAGTAGCCTTAAACACAACAACCCAATCTGCGAACGCTTCAGCAAGCATAGCCTCAGCAGTCGCCCATAAAATTTATGCGGGAGCCTGCTCAATTGCAACTGCGGCACAGAACGCCCTTAACATAAGTCACGCGACCTTTCTGGCCTTAACAGGCGTGGGCGTAGGCGTAATTATAGCTGCGAGTGCGGCCATGGCTTATTTTGCTTCCCAGATGAATGCTGCCACATCAAGCGTGAAAGATTACAATGCCACAGTAGCTGAGATGCCTACACGCACCCGGAGCATAATCCGGGCTGGAGAAGAAGAGATGTACCGGCGAGGCGTCGAATAAATGAAGACCAGCATAGATCTTGACCCTGAACTCATCAAGTGGATTGACAAGATGATCGCAAGGAAACGGTTCGCCACTCGGACTCACGCCGTTGAGTATGCTCTCCAAAGGTTGAAGGAAAGAGAGAAAGAGGAGTTTCACATATGAGCGTAGAGATTCCTAAGGCAGCCATTGTTTTCGGCTCTGTGACTCCGCCTCAAGGAGACATCATCGACTTAAGAGTGCATTTAGGGTGCACGAAAGAAGTCAGCAGTTTCGAGTGTGTGCTGCAGAACTGGGATAAGAAGTATAGCCCAGGTGGAACTTCACCGATTAACGTGGGAGATGACGGGCACATAGACATTGGAAGAGGCACAAATGTTCCCCAGATCATTACGTGCAGAGTTGAGAAAGTTCAATGCGAATCCACGCCTAATGAAAACTATATTCGCGTCTCTGGCAGGTGCTGGGGAGAACGCATCTTCCGAAGAGTAGTAACAAAAACTTATGAAAACAAAAAGGGCGAAGAAATTGTTAAAGACATAATTGATAACTATGTAGGGTTAAGTCATGTCCGCGACTCAACAGAACTGATTGAAAACACTGATACAACCTATACGTTTCTTGAATATGAGAATACGCCTGTCTTTGACATTTTGAAATACATTGTGGAATCAAGTGACAAAGCTGGGGTTATAGGCTACGATTTTCGGGTAGCCCCAGACGGTAAATTCGAGTTTTTCCCAAAGAACAGCAAATCTTCATCCGTGAGCCTAAGCGAGAAGATCGAGGTCAGCGAATATCGTAAGGACATTCACAGGGTTCGCAACAAAATCATGATTTATGGTTTAGCAGACAAAAGTGTTCCCGAAGATAAAGACACGTGGACTGAAAGTCTGACGCCTACTGATGGAGTTTGGAGTGCGGGTGCTGGGGAAGTCAGTCTTGACACAAGTTTTAAAGCCAGAGGATCTGCTAGCATCAAACTGTACGCGGTACAAAACTATTATGGCGCAGCCATATTTACGTTAAATGCTGGAAAAGAAGTTAACTCGAATTTATACCCCATTCTCAGCTTCACCGCGTTTTTGGAAAAAGCCTACAATGGCAACGTAACTGTTGTTTTGTATGATACGACGGATAAGAGCGCCGTCAAACACATAACGATAGGTCCAGGTGAATGGCATAAAACCGATTTGAAAGTCGGGCTTACAAACGAGATTGAATGGGAAGAGGTTGATTCAGGCTTTGACTGGAGCCAAATCAAAAAATTCAGAATAGACTGCTGGTTCTCCGGTGTTGGCACAGCCAGTTTCTGGGTTGACGGATTATATTTTGGAGGGCGAAGATACTCAGCAAGCAGGGAGGACGCGACAAGCCAGAGCGACTATGGCCTCAGAGAACTTGTAGAAGTTGACGAAGAATTAGTGTCGGATAATGAGTGCGATCTAAGAGCCAAAGCGTTACTCGATTATTTCAAGGATCCAGCGGTGTTTCTGCGGGTCAGCACTACGGTTTTGGATTATGGCAGCAGTCCCGTTTTGCCTGGAGACAAGATTCATGTTACGTTGCCGAATGAGAATGTTGATGAGGATTTTCGGATTGAAAGCGTCGAGTATAGCGTGGATGCGAGCAGTCAAACACTGCAGGTAGTGTTGGAACTTGGAAAGGTCCCACCATTTCTCGCTGATTACCTTTACGGAATGAGAGCCACAACAGTCACGGTGGAGAAACTTGCCAGGACAAAGCTGGGCAAGAAAGGAATTCCTTCAGGGGCTTGGGGAGGTGGTGGAATTGGAGCGCACCATAGCGGTCATGAAGCCGGAGACGAAGCGGGAGATCCATGGTCCAGCGAGGATTATGGGGGCTGGGATAAAATCACAGGTTGGATTGCTCCTACACATATTGCTACTGAATCTGATACACCTGCGATCATTAAGTTTCGCACTAAGAACAAGGCTGGAACCGCTGTTGTGGACCATCAGTTCAATCCTAGTGATGATGAACATGGTGTCTTTGGATCGGAGACGTTACGATGGAAAGAAATGCGTGCGATGTTCGGTTATTTATACAATAGTCTCAGGCTGAAGGTAGCGGCTGAGGATAATGCTAAAGCCTTATTGGATCTCGAGTCTCTGCAGTTTGGACCGGGTGGGGCTGTGGCTCCGGATACATACCTTAAGCGTCTCGGAGATGCACAGTTTGAGGTAAAAGCCTCATTATTCCCTGACACCACAGGCGCTCGAGATTTTGGTTCATCATCAAAAGTGTGGGATGACATTTGGGGTATGCGCCTTCACGTTGGGGATCACGTTCACATTCCAAGCGGCTGCGCCTTGTTTATGGACAGCGGCGAAGTTCGCGGCAGCTTAATCCCCGATACGGACATATCCTATGATCTTGGCAGTTCAGCAAAAAGATGGAGCAGCCTTTACGTTAACGGGCTTGGAAAAGTTGGCTGGCTTAACATAGGCGACTACACGGTTGTAACAAGTAGTCGTGTTTTGCAAAATGTAACCGCAGATGCTGCAATAATTACAAGCGGTAGATTTCCGTTAGCCAGACTTTCTGATGGTGATAGCGGAAAATTTTTGCGAGCTTACGGCGCTGGTTACGATCCGATGTATGCTTTGCTCGCTGAAGGTGATATTCCAAGTCTTCCAGCGTCTAAAATTACAAGTGGCAGATTTGTTCTTGCGAGGCTTCCCGTGGGAACAGATGGTTATGTTCTGGAGGCTCAAGGACCAAGCTATGATCCCATGTATGTTAACCCGAATGGGCGTTACAGTCCAGCTGCTCATGAAAGCGGACACAACAATTTGTATCCTGGCGGGGGCTCTGACACGGGTCAAGTGGGAAATACGACAAATTATTGGAATGTGATTGCTGGAAACAGCATTTGGTATAAAGCCATCGGACAATTCGACGCCTTGGATGATTTAGGGTTAATCAGTCGAATTAAGGCTGACAAGAGAGCAAAAATGAAGAACGGTCTGCCCCTTGCAGATCCTGAAAGCTTTCCTGAGGAAGTGACTGAAAACGGTTTCATAAACGCTGGAGCCTTAACGGGCTTGCTTATTGGTGCAGTGAAACAGCTTGCAGCAAGAATTGAGGCTCTTGAAAAGCGGTTAGAAGCTAAGGGTGTCGCAGCGTAAAAATGAGTTTCGGTAAGGCTAAACTGAACAAGTTGAGGGAGAAGCTGAAGCGGAAAAAAGTGGAAGGTGTAACGAGATAACTCAAAAGTAAGGGCCTCAAAGTATCCCTTAAATGGTTTAAGTTTTTAATCTTGGAGAGTTTTTGCGGTGAAAAAGCGAGAGTTTTTCCATATTCAAAAGTTTCGTAGGCGTTATGATCGCAAAGCTGGAAAATTTGTCTTTAATATTGCTTATGAGGCTGCCACTGAAATCACGCCCCGGACAATTGGAGTGGCTGAAGCCTTCGGGTTAGGCGTAGATGAGCATCAAAAGTTTGTGATCTATGATAACGTGGAATTGAAGATAGGACCCAAAGACATTGTCTACATCACCGGGGATTCAGGGTCAGGCAAAAGCGTGTTACTTAAGGCGATTAAGAAGGATTTAGGCGAAGAAGCTGTTGACATGGCAGATATCCAGCCAGACCCAGAAAAGCCGTTAATCGAAACGGTTGGCAAAAACCTGAACGAAGGCTTAGAGTTGTTGAGCAGAGCCGGCTTGAACGATGCTTTTCTCTTCATAAGGCGTTTCCGAGAGCTCAGCGACGGCCAGAAATACCGTTACAAAACAGCAAAGCTCATGGAGTCTGGTGAACAATGGTGGATCGCAGACGAGTTCTGCAGCACTTTAGACAGGGATACAGCCAAGATTGTGGCGTTTAACATTCAAAAAATTGCCAGAAAAACCCGTAAAGCCATCATGGTGGCGACAACTCATACGGATCTTTTAGGGGATTTGAACCCTTCGGTCCACATTCATAAACGGTTCGGCAAAGAGATCAGCGTCAAATACTACCGGAATCAGCTGAGAAAAGAGTGCAGTTT